AAGAAATGGTCCGAGTGAATGCTGAGTAATTGGGGTTGTCAAATACTTCCACCACATCTTTGATGCAGAACTCATCTCCTTCATGTCCAAACCGAAGGTCGTAAATTGAGTTCTTTGTCTTTCGTGGCCTCTTAGTAAGCGTGCCTCTTTTGTAGTAGCGAGGAATCTCAATCTTGTTGGCCATTCCGCCAAAGATCTCGTAAGGCTTGCCATCCATTAGACCCATAATGATGGTCCATTTTTCACCTCGGATGGAAGCATGGTGAATGTCGCATTCTAAAACTTCAGATCTCTTTGGGGCCGGGGTCTCATAAAAGCCGTCTTGGTTCTTTGCAGCTGCGTCATCAGAAACCAGCACTCCTGCACGAGAACCATCTCGATAAACGGTCACACCTTTTAGGCCTTGCTTCCAGCCGTGCCAATATACCTTCTTCACATCATCAATAGTGACATCATTAGGTAGATTAATTGTTTTACTAATTGCATGGCACACCCATTTTTGGGCGGCTGCTTGAAGATCTACTGCTGACTCCCATACGATCTCGTTGGCAGTTGAGCCTGCGTATGGACTGTCCTCAATCTCAACTCCACCTGTGACATCCATCCACTTCTTGAAGTTGTGGTGATAAACATCAAACTCCTGCCACTTATCGCCGAGGTCATCAATGAAATCAACTTGGGCTTCAGGATCATTGGGATTGATCTTCTTGCGCCTCGTGTACTTGAGCATGAAAGCAGGTTCAATTCCAGAGGTGGTCTGCGTTAACGTGGAGACACTTCCGCACGGGGCCGTTGTGGTTAAGGCAATATTACGCCTACCGTGCTTTCTGTGCAAATGTCGTAACTGTGGATAGGCTTTAAAGAGGCGCTCCATAAAGGGGTGCCCCTCCTCTTGCTTGTAGTTATAAACCGGAAAGGCTCCGCGTTCCGCAGCGAGATGACATGAGCTCTTGAAGGCACCCACTGCAAGCGTCCGATAGATGTCCTCTGTCTCTTGAATGCTGTTAGGAGATCCGTATTGGAGATTTAGCATCGCTAGAGTGTCACCTAATCCTGTCACGCCAAGGCCGGTTCGTCGGCCGTCAAGCGCCGCCTTGCGGATCTTCTGCCAAAGCTCAAGCTCAACTCGCTTAGTGTCCTTTGACTCAGGATCCTTCTTGATCTTCTTAATGATGCGATCGACACACTCAATCTCAAGATCGATCAAGTCGTCCATCAACCTTTGAGCCTTCTGCGCGTGAGAGCTGAATAGTTCATAATCGAATCGTGCATTATCCTCGAAAGGATTTTCAACAAAAGAGGTCAGGTTGAGGAGCAGCAGACGGCAGCTATCGTAAGCAGATAGTGTAATCTCACTGCACGGATTGGTGCTGATGGTGTGAAAACCCTGGTCCTTGTAGATCTGCGCGGGTGTGTAATTAAGAACGTTGTCCCAAAAGAGAAGGCCGGGTTCAGCTGCTCCGTGAGCTGACTCAATTATCTGGTCCCAGATATCGGATGCAGAAGCCTGCTGGGTTACGACCCTTTCCTCTTCGGGCTCAACTGGGAAGCGTAACTCGTAGTCAGTATCATTCTCGACAGCCTTCATGAACTCGTCAGTTAGTCGGATCGAGATGTTAGCACCGGTGACCTTTGATAGATCACGCTTAATGTTGATGAATGTCTCAATGTCTGGGTGGTGAATTGAGATGGTGAGCATCAGAGCTCCTCGTCGGCCGCCCTGTGCTACCTCCCGACAGGAGTTGGAGAATCGCTCCATGAAGACGCCGATGCCGTCAGTCGTCTTGGCAGCATTGGAGGTTCGCAACCCTCTTGGTCGGATGGAGGAGATATCAAATCCAACACCTCCTCGACGCTTCATGATCTGCACTTGCTCCTGATCTGCTTTTAGGATACCCCCGTAAGAATCCTGCGGGTTATCTACAACAAAACAGTTGGACAGAGATTGAATCTGGTGTGGGTTACCAATACCTGACATGGGTGATCCCTGCGGTACAACGTATTTAAAATCCTTGAGAAGGTCGTAGATCTCACGCTCAGGCATGGCATTGTCATACTTGCCTTCAATGCGAGCGAACTCGCGAGCTAGCCGCCTGTGCATCTGGTCAGGATTTGTCTCGAGAAAGTTTCCCTGGTCGTCTTGCAAAGCATACTTCGTGGCGAACACAGAAGCTGCTAGCTCATCTCCCTTGAAATACTCTAAGCTCTCCGAGAAAACGTCATCATAGGTTGCCATCTTCTACGACTTACCTTCTTCCTTTTCCTTATTATCTTTTACTTCAACTCTGCTTACTTGTTTCCACTTTTGTTGCAAAAGATGTTTCAAGTCGCCTTCATTCTTTTTCTTTGCGTCCATGAAGGTCATTTCTTCTGAATTTTCTAATATACTAAACCTGCTCATTGCCGTATTGAGCTTTACAGGAAATACGATTCCGTCACGTCCTGCGCGGTTCTTAGCGATATAGAGGCGCCCAAAGCCTTCAGCTTTTTCCGCGGGCTTACGAGATATGGAGATTACAACATCTGCAACTTGAGCTTTACCGTAAGATTCTGACATGTTTTCCAGGCCTACAATATCAGAGTTGGCTGAATCTCTGTTGGACTGGGATGCTGTCCAAATGGGCATGGCTTTTTCCATAGCCAGGTTGCGAAGATCTTCATAGACCTTCTTAAGCTCGTGCCTCATTGAGTCATACTGGCGGGATGACCTCATGATGTCGGCGTAATCGATGATCAGAACATGAGGAATAAATCCTTTTAAGCTTAACTTTTCTATGTGGGATCGAAGTGTCTGGACCGTTGCAGTTCCTGTTGGATACTCCTTGATCATCAGCTTTCCAAGGTCTTCCCCTCTTTCCTTGTAGTATTCGATGACTTCGTCCTTGCGATCCTGAACTTCGTTGCTAGGGATCTGGCAAAGGTTGGAATCGTAACGAAGGCCCGTGCCTGTCTCAGTAAGCTCAAAGGTGTAATGTATTACGTTAAATCCTGCGCGCAAAGCTGCGCAACCGAGATTTACCAGCATGTGTGACTTTCCAACTCCTGTAGGTGCTGTAATGACACCGATCTCACCTTTTCCTAACCCACCATTGAGGATATCTTTCGCATCAATCTTGTCAATGCCCGTTGGAATAGGCGATCGACTAACTCGAACAAACCGAGCTTCCATATCCTCAAAGAAGTCGTGCCCAACGGAGGGCGTGGTACCAACTGACAGCGCATTTCTCATCAGATCCATCACCGAGTCGAACTTATCGACTTGAATGAGGTCAACTGCTTCTTCTAGTGCGCCACGGAAGGCCTGCTTACGACAGAAGTCGAGAGCCTTATCCTTGACGTATTCCAAGTCTCCCATGTTGGGATTGTGGCGGATACGCTGGAGATACTCAACGATCTGGTCGCGGAGGATTGTATCATTACCTGTCTTCAGGTCATCACGAATGATAGAGACAAGAAGAGGAAGGGTTGGGAAATCCTTGTATTTCTGGTGGTAAGTGAAGTATCGATCCGCCAGGAACCTAAGATACTTTAGGTCAAAGAACTGGGTGTTGATCACCTCAGCCATTTGTTCTGCCCACATGCTGTCTGTGAGGAGCCCTTGAACGATTTTTTCTTGGAAGTCTTTTCCATAAGACGCGAATGATATACCGGACTCTTGTGCCACGTAGAACCTCTTAATCTAGGTAAGTAAAGCTAAGGAAAAGCGATTCGACGTCAAAGTTTTGGATGCCTTCGGCAATCAGATCTCTCATCATCCCGATCTTATTCCCCTTTGGTTCAAATGTATCTACGATTTGTTCGATTTGATTCACTTGACCCGCCGCTAAATTTCGCGAATCTAAATATGTCAGGCGCCAGTTACGTTCCAAGATGTCAAAGTTGTCTGCTATCTCTCGGTAGATCTTAATTTTTCCCTCTGCGTGAGCAGACGCATACTCAAATATTTTTTTGATATCAGCTTCTTCGTCTTCTGCAAGGAAGGAAAATCTTTTAGACATTGTCTTGTAGCCGGCACCCTTGATCCCGGCGATGTTGTCAGAGCTATCACCGACTGCCGCTTTAGCGACGCAGTAGTTGCTAGCGCTTACGCCTAAAAGCTCAGGGATGTGATCGTGAGTTACAATCTCTTTGCGGCCTAGACGAAAGATCCTTGTATTGTCATTTAAGAGCTGGTAATAATCTTGATCTGAAGACACTATCACTTTGGGCAGATCACGTAGTTTGTACTTGCAGAGATAGCCAATGACATCGTCGCCCTCACAGTCACCTACATAGAGCTGACAGATTGGCATCTTTTTCATCATGCTAATCAAAGTAGCAATCTGGCTATTTCGATTCTGCTGAGTGTCGGGAATGTCCTGCTCGTAGAACTTGTTCATGCGCGCAGGCTTTTTACCCTTCTTATATTCCGGGTAGATGGCCCTTCTCCTAGAAGAACCTCCGCCTTCCCACACGACGTAGATCTGCCTAGGGCTAAAGCGATCGATGATGTTACGCATCGACTTTAAGAAACCGACCACACCCCCGACGTGATGACCGTGCTTGCTAATCGACGGATTGGCCGAATAGACACGCAGAAATAGGTTCATCGCGTCGAAGATGAGGACAGGTCTATCTTCCAGAGGAGCCAAAACCTTTACTACCTCGCTCAGATGTGCGCACAGTATCCGCTTCTATGAAGCATGTTTTGTTGCTCATAGTTTTTGCATGGACCTCATAGACGACAATCTGGGCAACTCTGTCACCCTTCTTGAACTCGTAAGGAGTATCTCCGCCGTTATAGAGCATCACACCCATCTCTCCCCGGTAAGTCGGGTCGATTATGCCACCCACCGGGAAAACACAGTGCTTGCTAGCTAATCCACTTCGACCCTCGATCTTGAGCAAGATCTGGCTGTGGATGTCGTTAGCAAAAGGATTCTCAGCTAGAATCAAACCCGTAGGTGCTACTGCAACTTTTCCAGGTTGAATGATGCCGTCTTCAACTGCCGCAAGGTCCCATCCCACATCACCAACTTTTTGGCGTGGGATTACTGCGTCTGGATGTGTCTTTTTTACTTTGATGTATAGGCTCAACTTAGATCATTCTCCGCCAAATCCATTGCAACTGCTCGAACTTCCTCGTAAGAGTCAGTATCAAAATCAGGATTACTCTGGAACTTCTTTACCAAGATGTGTTCCAGCATCAACTCAATATGTGGGCTATAGTCAGGGTTCTTAAGTAGATCTTCCATGCCACTCTTGGTGAACTTTTTCTCTACTAAGACTTCTCCGGTCTTTTCATCAGAGACCGACAGCGTCTTCCAGGCACCTGAACCTTCAATTGAGTATGTCTTTCCATCTACAGTTACATCTTCAGAAGATCGCAGTAAATCGGTGACTTGCTCATGCTCTTTGACACCCACGCCGAAGTGGATCTCAAACTGACAAGTCCTGAACGGTGGTGCTACCTTGTTCTTGATAGATTTTGCGGACACGTTAATGCCGACAACATCACCGTCTTTGTTTTTGATAGGCGAGCCGGCGCCGAGCTTAATTCGTACAGACGAGTGAAAAGGAAGTGCCATACCACCCGGCGTAGTTGTAGGATCTCCATACATTACACCGATCTTCGTTCTCGTCTGGTTCAAAGCGATAAAGAGTGTGTTCGTGTTTCCAATGACCTGCGTAATCTTACGCATACCCTTCGAGATGGCTCGAGCTTGCAGACCTATGGAGTCCTTATCATAGTCACCTACAAGCTCCGCTTTGGGGGAAGATGCAGCGACTGAATCCCACACAATGGTGATAGGAACCTTTTTATTTAAGCCCCTTGCCTTGGCGATTGTGGACTCAGCAACAGCAAATACTTCTTCAGTGCAGGCTGTTTCAATGAAGACGAAGCGCTTGGAGACATCGATGCCTAGCAGCCCTAGGTTTTCCACCGAAGTGCCGTTTTCTGTGTCGATATAAACCACAACACCGCCCATCGCCTGCGTATTGCGGGCGATTTGTAGGGCGATATGTGATTTACCGATCGAAGGAGGGCCGAAGATTTCTACGATCCTGCCACAAGGAAGTCCGCCTCCCTTACGATTAGCAACAATGTAATCCAGCTGTCGGATGCCTGTGGACACCCAAGCCTTCACGTGAGTTGGCGACTCATCAACGCTGAGATTGTAAGCAATTCTGCTTCCGTGATCTTTGTTCAGTGACTTGATGAGATCCGCTGTGAAGTCGTCAGAAACTTTTGACTTTCTTCCTGCGGGTTTCTTTGCCATCTCTTCTCCTAGTCGTCGCCGAGTAGATCAGCGAACGCGTCATCGAGCGAAGTGTATGACTTCGACTCAGTGGTGGTCTTGGTAGTGCTTTCAGTAGCGGGAGCACTTGTAGTCGTAGTCTTAGTGGAGGACCCTCCGGTCATGCCGTCATCATCTGCTGACGAAGATCCGTTGAGCCAATCATTGACCTTCTTCTCAATCTCTTCATAGGATTCGAGCTTGTAGATCTCGTCCAAGTTGGGAATATTGGAAGTCCACTCCTCGATCTTCTTGGCGTCGGAGTTAAGTTTGCTGACCTTACCTCGAGGCATCACAGATGTCTTGGCCCAGTTTTGTCCAGGAGGCTTAGACAGGGTAACCTTGATGTCACGACCTTCGAGTGGGTCAGTGATATCACCGTAGTCAGGATCAAGCATGATGTTGAGGATGTCCTGATACACCATCTTGCCGAACGACCACAACTGGACGCCCTTATCTTCTTCGCCGCGGACGACGACAGGCGCGTAGCCGCGCATCTTTGGATAGAGGCGCTTGCAGAGCTCAGCCGACTCGGGCGAGCCTTCATCACGAAGCTTGTTGATTAGCTCCTGAATGGGATCAGGCTTACCGAACTGCTTCGGTGCCAGAATGCCTCGGTTCTCACCTACATTGTAGTAGAACCAACGCTCTTTAAAGGGTTGCCCGTCGTTATCAGCAAAGGGCACAATCCGAATGGTATGCTCACCCTCTTCTGGGCGCCAAAAGGCAGAGCCTCGACGTCCGTTGCCAGAGAGTTGAGCAACCTTGCGACGAATCGCATCAAAATCAATAGCCATCTTTTTCTCCTTGTAGCTTGATGGTCAGGTGTATTCTAACCTAGCTTACAAGGATGTTCAATACTTATCAGTCTTATTCATTCTGCGAACTTTGAGCGTTCGAGTACCTGTCACTTTAAGGGGCGTTCCACCGATTGCACGTGCATACGCATCCCACGGAGGAGGATCTCCAGGAGACCGATTAGATGCTCCAAGTGGTCCCGTATATCCGGCTACGGCGGCGGTTCCAGAGAACTCATCGAGATCGTCTTCTTCAAGTTCTTCGTCGTCACCTTCTTGGCTACGCATAAGCTCATAGGCAAAAGCTTTAGCTCCGTCGGGATCGCCCTTCATTTCAAGTATTTCGTTCCTGATAATGCCTCTTAGCTCTGATTCGCCGATAACGCCTGCAGGTAATCCTATCATTGGCTGGCCTCCGCCTTTTCTAATATAAGTTCTTGTCATAGAAGACTTGTAGTTGCCGCCTTTGCCAGGAGGGCCGCTCTGCTTCTCAAATTCTTCTTTGTCTTCGTCAGTGTAATATGAAAGCTGTCCGGTTCCCATTGCCCCCATAATAGAGCTATTAGGAGCGCCCGTTAATCCTGTTCTTGGAAATGGACGAGGAGCCCAACCAAGCCGATGAATATCTGGTGGGTTTTGTCGATGCGAAGTACCGTGAGCACCTGTTTGCCCTAATCCAGAGCGTCGAACAAATGCTCGCTTCACAAACTTGGGCTTAAATCTTTCAAATTTATTTGGCATATTGTTAAATATGCTCTATCTTAGAAAGGGACTGGAATATTGTCTTCTCGAGAACGTGCCTGAACTAATTTATTTGCTGAAGTAATTACTAGCGCTAGCGAAGGCTCTCTCATCGAGTAAAGACGAGTGTCATCAGTCAATCCATCTGCAAGTAGAATAGCCATCCATTCATCATAGCTCACCTTGACACCAAACTTTTGGAGAAGGTATAAGCTTCGGTGAGTTGTTCGCATGTGGCGAAGCTTGTCGTTAAACTTATAGTTCTCACCTAGGTTATCTTTGCGCCACTTATTATCTTGAGGAAGGTAGAGATCTTGGTCGTCATCTCCGACCTTGCCGATCAGGCAAAACAGAGAGCACAAGATTACTGACTCGTTGGCGACCTCGATGCCGCAGCCCTTGGCGATCTTGTAACTAGCCTCTAGGATCTTCAGCGAGTGATCGAGGAGCCCGCCAGGAAAAGAGTTGAAATACTCATCACGCTCGGAGGAAGGTGCCATGACAAGGCGCTCTCCAAGCTTGTCGATCAGAGCATTAAGCTGCTTTGATCTCTTTCCTGTCTTTCCAGTGAGAGCCTTGAACTTCTCAAAATCAGCTTGCATCTTCTCGATATCTAAATCCATTATAACTCCTCCGCGCCCATGTAGAGACGCGAACTAAAAGCAGGTAAATTTTGTCCTGGCATCATTATATCATCAAGTTTGTCAAAGCACTCAGGGTGGCAGTCAAAAATAATCGCATCATGTAAAAGAAAGAGCGGAACACACTTGTGACCTTCCTTCTCTACGCCTTGCACGAGCTGGTAAAAGCCTTCGAGTGCTGCGTCCATTGCTGAGGATTGTATGAAGTTGTTATAGAGCACGTGTGAAGCATTATTGCGAACTCGGATGTTTCTACCAAAGTGATTCTTGATAAAACCAGACTTTGCTTCCTCCTCCAAGTGAGCTTTTACCTCACCCACCCCGAAGAAGATCTCCAGCTTCTTGAGAACATCTAGCGCCGTTTGCTTGCTCACACCTATCAGCTCCTTAACTCGTCGAACACCCATTCCATACAGGGTAGCGATGGTCAGCAACTTTGCCGTTTGGCGTCCGTGCTGGTTATCCAGAACTTTGTCACAGAGGTCAGTGTAGATATCTTTGACAGGATCCTGCCCAGAGAGAATGAGTGCAACACGAGGCTCCAGGCTGACGTAATCGAACTGCATGATCTTGCCGCCCTCATAACGTGAGGTCAAGATATCTCTCATCTCTGCTTTAAGCGTAAGGATCTGCGGGCCCTCTGATATCGTGAGGCGCCCCGTACTAGTTCCCGTAAGGTTATACCCTACTTTCCTAGTCACGCCCTTCATGGGTGCAAAGGATGCCAAGACAGACTTGTTAACAGTGGTAGGATCTGCATATCTTCGAGCAAAGATATTCTCATCGATATGGGCTGGCTGCAATGACGAGATTAACTTCTGTTGATGTTTAAGGCGAGAATTAAAATATTCGTATTGATCAGATTTTAAATTTTCACAGATTGCAACCTGGACACTCTCAAAGTACTTTTTATAGACACTTCTAGGAAGAGCTTCTGCCCAGAGCACTTGTTTTATATTTTTCCCAACAAAGGGTCGAGAATATTTGTCATCAGGCGACGTTGGTATCTCAATCCCTGACAGGCTTGATATCAGGTCGAAATCTCCATGTTTTTTAAATCCAAAAGCTAGAGAATCATCAGGGACTTCGCCTGTCCAGAAATTAATACTTTCAAAGTCAGTCAGTAAATTGTGCTCAGTCCCGAGAACTTTAGCGCTAATGCAGATCTTCATCAGTGCATTATAAACAGCCTAAGATTTATTTACACTAATGAGATCTAATTCCCGGTTTGGGAGAGATCGGAAATAATTTCACCTGCTGCCAATAGGGAATTCTTTATTTTAGAACCTGCCTCAAACTGGAGTTCTTTTGAAGCTTTGTTGAGAATGCTAAACAAGCTTTCATATGCACCGTCAGCATCTCGAGGCATTAAGGACAGAGTGGATGTAAAAGATCCTGGAGCGATCTGGTGGCGGAGGGTTTTTGCTGAGTAAAGATCATCAGCAGAAGTGCCCGTTCCGAAATCAATGAAGAAAGTTTGACCGTATCGCAAGACAGGACACCCTAACATAGTTATGTCGGCTTGAGTTGGGAGAATCGTCATCGGTAAGCCGTTAGGTTCAGTTCCCGCAGCTGTCTTATTAGGATCTTTGCCAAACCTTGCTAGTTGAATGTTTGCGAACTTCTTGTTCTGTATGGTTGAGAATTTTGCAGATGTTAAGACAGAGCCGTCGGCTCCGTAAGTCAAGGTTGGAAAACCTTTGCTTATGATCTTCTTGAGCTTGCTGAAGGGTAGATCTAAGCGCCACTCACCTGGACCAACTGCTTTTACTGCGAATATATCTGCTTTAGCACATTCTAGTACAATATTGTTTACTGCTTTAGCACGATCGCGCTTGGAAGATTCTGTGCTTATCACATCCCTTACGTTTTTAGCTGTCTGCTTCAAGGTTTCCATATCTGCATTTCCGGCTTTTAGTGCCGTCGCAAAAGGAGACATCCTACCGTTGTTGGCATCAAATATATGAACTCTTAAAATTGTGCGCGCTGTATTGCTGTCAGACCCGGGAATGATTGACGATTGCGGTAAAGAATCAAACATCACCTGAACATTTGGGGGCCGGAATTTCTTAGCGAGGTCTTTGTATTTCTGCATAGGTGAGTCTGCTGGGGATCCAGCTGAAGTGAGCCTCGCGGCTGCCTCAGACTTGATATCATCGACAGACTTGTTCTTCATAATATCTCTGTAGATCATTCCAGGCGTCACTGCATCCATCAGGGGAGAGAAAGGATATTTAAGAAAATTCTTCACCATGAAATTCATAAAGGTTTCAACAGGAATATCTGAAGAGCCTTTGTCTTCGAAAAGCTTATCAAGCGCAGCTATGACATCTCCTTTGTTTACTAAAAATTCGTCTATGGTAAAGTCTGAAAGCTGTGCCTTGGCCGTGGGCGCATCGTGAAAACCTGACTCAGAGCCGAAGGCGTAAAAATAAAGCTGGACCTCTGCAAACTTACCGGTTGATGTCAGAGGGCGACCGACGAGAGTAGAAAATAATTTTCCTATAGTGATGTAATCAGTAGTCTTCTGCCCTGGTACAGGCTTGAATTTTCCAAGTAGACCGCCGAAATCACTGGGACTGGTGGGGAAAAATGGATCAGGCGTATCATTAAATAGCTGCCCGATAATGGCTCCGATAATCTCAGACTTCTTGACGTTGAACGCTGATCGCTGCACCTTGAGCTGTTCTATCTGTGCTATCATGGTCGCGGCATTT